GCCAACCTTTTTTCCCCCAGGGTGGAACGTCGAAACAGGCTGGATCTCGGGTTGTGTTCGAGGTTCCGACGTGAGTGTCACGAAACGCCATCGTCCGGGTCATCGGGAGAAGATGCTTGTCCATTCCGTCAAGGCTGCTTATTGGCTGACTGAGACTGATAAGGGTGCTGTCGCTGCTGCACGTTCGTTGGCTGCTGAGATGGACAGCCTGATACGTTCTCGTTCGCCTCAGGGCGAGATGTTCGAGGTCGCCGCCGCACGCTCCGGCAAGCTCGCCTATCTCGAGTCGACACTTCAGCGGGCGATGAACGATCTCGGCCTGACGCCGAAGGGCAGATCCGAGCTTGGGTTCATCATGGACGAGATGGAGGTGAATCCTCTTGACGATCTCAGAGCCGATGTTGTCCAGCTCGAAGCTGTACGGTCATCAGACGCCGAGGATCGGGACGCAACCGACACCGGGAGCTGACAGCCTCGGCTACAAGCTGGCGAAGCTGTCGGAGATGACGGGCATGGAACTCCTCGACTGGGAGCGTCACATCGCCGACGTCGGCCTCGAGACTCGTGCGGATGGCAAGTTCATTCACAGTCTCGTCGCCACAATTGTTGCCCGGCAAAATGGTAAGACTTCAGGCGTCCTGGTGCGTCGCATCCTCGCCGGGCTGTTCGTGTTGGGTGATCGTCACATCTTGCACGCTGCACAGAACCGTGCGTTCGTGTTGGACACGTTCCGTGAAGTCGTCAACGCCATCGAATCGTCGCCGTGGCTGAAACGGGAGATCAAGAAGGTCCGATGGTCGACCGGGGCCGAGTCCATCGAGTTGAAGGACGGGTCCATCTATCGCATCCTCGCCCCGACCCAGGAATCGTTCCGGGGTTGGAAGAAGGTCGGGCTGATCGTGTTCGACGAGATCAGGGAGCATTACACCGACACCGTCTGGTCCGCCGCCAGGTACACGCAACGGGTCCATCCGAACCCGCAGATATGGGTGGCGTCCAACGCTGGTGACGCCGACAGCATCGTCCTCAATTCGATCCGTGACCGGGGACATGCTGCCGTCGACGATCCCGAGTCTGATCCTGGCATCGCCTACTTTGAGTGGTCGGCACCGCAGGAGGCCGCCATCGACGACCCGGAAGCCTGGGCCTATGCGAACCCCAGCTTGGGTCATTTGATCGATGAGGCACGCATCCTCGAGGAACTCCGCAGCGATGAGCCGGACAGGTTCCGCACCGAGGCGCTGTGTCAGTGGATCGACTCGTCCGGTCGTTCAGCGATACCGAGGAAGGCGTGGATGGATTCCGGCGCTGACATCCCGGAACTGTCACCCGACCCGGAGCGCCCGGTGTGGATGGCTGTAGACATCGACCCCGAACGGGAACGGGCCAGTCTCGTGGCGGTAACACGCATCGACGACCAGTTGGTCGCAGCCCAGGTAGCAACGTGGCGGGCCGACAACGGCAGACCAGTCACCGAGGCCGGTGTCGCTGCTGACGTGTTGAAGTGGGTTGATCTGTGGCACCCTCGAGCGTTGGGTTTCGATCCGTACACGTCGACCGGGATCGCTGCTGCTGTGGAGCATCGGGTCAAGGTCGAGAAGATCACCGGCGTCCGTTGGTATAACGCCTGCGCCCAACTCTGGGACACGGTCGCTTCCGGTGACCTGGCGCATCCGAATGATGAGGACTTCACCGCCGACGTGTTGGCTGCTGGCCGTCGGGATATTGGCGACGGAATCTGGACGATGTCCCGACGAGACTCGCAACGCTCGATCCCGGCGGCAACAGCGTTGGGTAGGGCGTTGCATCTGGCCGTGTCGCCGCAGCTCGTGCCGTCCGTCATGTAGCCTTGCATCTTGTCACACGGGTCGTATAGAATGACACTGATGTCATTTTGGTCATGGCTGAACACGCCGGCACGTCCACCTGTAGCTACCCACGCCTCGAACCTCGAACTCATCATGGCCGAACTCGTCGACTGGCAAGCCACCGGCACACCGAAAGCCGCAGCGCTCGGCGTCGCATCCATCTTCCGGGCACGCCAACTCAACGCCGACACCGTCGCCTCGCTGCCGCTCCTCACCGGGACGAGCACCGTACCGGCACCCAACGAGTTCCAATCCGTCCAAGAGACGTTGGCAGAGATCGTCTACGCCCTACAGGACTACGGCGACGCCTATCTGCGGGTCACACCGACCGGCGAGTTCTGGGTCCTCGACAACGACCAGATGCAGGTCCGCTGGTCTGAGCAGAAGGTCCGCCGCATCTACACCTACGCCGACGTGGCGATGAGGGACGCCGGGGCGTTCCCAAACCTGATCGTCCTCTCCGTCAACCGTGGACCCGGCGACCTGACCGGCACCGGCTGGATGGAATCGTCAGCGATCCAGGGCATCATCGCAATACAGAACTGGGCGCAAGAATACTTTGAGAACAACGCCGCACCCGTCGGTGTCCTCTCCACACCAGGCCAACTGACGAAGCAAGAGGCCGACCTGTTGAAAGAACAATGGGTTACGGCCCGCACCGTCCGAACGCCAGCCGTCCTATCAGGCGGCATGGACTGGACGGGCACATCGTTCGATGCCGTCTCGTCGCAATGGGTCCAGAGTCACGATGCTTCAGCACTCGACGTAGCCACACTCTCCGGCGTACCGAGCTCTCTGCTCAACGTCGCACCGTCCGGCTCCGTCCAGACGTATCAGAACGTCCAGGACGTGTGGCGCATCTACTATTTATCCACACTTCGCCCAACCTATCTGGTCCGTATCGCTGAGGCGTGGACGCAGATCATCGGCTCGGTCGTTGAGTTCGACCCGGAATCGCTCCTGATAGCTTCGATGAAGGACCGTGTCTGGTCGGCATCCGAACTCGTTAGGACCGGCTTCGACCCTGCCGCATCGCTCGACGAGGTTGGTATGCCACCCATCGAGCACACCGGCGCTGTTTCGGTGAATCTACAACAGGAGACACCTCAATGATCCACGAGTTCAAAGCACAGATCACAGAGTCTGCGGCAGGAAGTCTTACAGCACTCATCGCACCATTCGGTGTGTCGGTGCCGTATGGCCGCACGACGGTCGAGTTCGCCGCTGGCGGAATCCACGTCCCAAACACTCCTATCGCATTGACGGTGGATCACGACAGCGGCGTACTCTCCGCAATCGGCGTGATGACGAGGTCGGTGGAATCCGACGCCGGCCTTTATGCAGATTTCCAACTAGCGGACACTGAGGCGGGCCGGGACGTGCGGGAGCTGTTGAAGCTCGGTGCCGTCACCGACGTATCAGTCGGTATCGAACTGTCCGAAGATTTTGACGGTGGCGTGATGAGCGGCACCCTTGATCACGTTTCCGTCGTCCAGACGGGACGTTTCCAGAGCGCTGAGGTTCTCAGCGTCCACGATGAAAAGGAGCCACAAGTGGCTGAAACTACTGTAGAGACCACGGCTTCGGTCGTGGAGACTGTTGTCGAGAAGTTCGATGACACGGAGATCAAGACGGCGATTGCCGAGATGGCTGACAAGGTAGACGTCCTTGCTGCCGGGAAGCCTGTAGCCGAGTTCTCAGCGATTGAGATGTATACGGCGATGGTGGCGAAGGGTGCGGGCCTCGAGGTATCGAACCATGCACTTGCCGATGTGATCGGTGACCTCGGATCGGCTGATGCTTCCGGCATCGTACCCGCCAGCTATTGGGGCGCAGGGTTGCAGATGAAGATCGACCGGCGCAGGCCAGTCGTTGCGACTGCAGGTTCGGCACCGTTCCCTGCTGCCGGTAACTCGCTCGAAGTCCCGAAAGAGACTCAGGCGACGTTGGTGGCGGTTCGTGGCGCTGAGAAGGGCGCAGTGAACAGCCGGGCATGGCAGGCCGTTGTCAACTCGTTCCCTCTGGTCTGGTATGACGGGGCCGTAGACATTTCGTACGAGATCCTTTCTCAGAGTGATCCGTCGGTGCTCCAGGTTGTGATGGCGTCGCTGTTGAATCAATACGCTGTGGCGTCTGAAACATCAGTTGCGGGTGTCGCTACTGCTGCTGCTACCCACACGGGCGGCGGGCTGGACACGGCAACATATGCTGGCCTGGTAGCCGACATCATCACAACGTCCGATCTCATCGAGGACGCTACCGGTCTGCCCGGCGACTTCCTCGGCGTGACGTCGGCACAGTGGATCGCCATCCTGTCTCTGATGGACGGCGGCGACCGCAGGCAGTTCGCAATGATCAATCCGCAGAACGCTGACGGTTCCGGGTCGCTGTTGACTCGTGGCATCGACGTTGGCGGCGTGTTCATCTTCCGAGCACCGACCATCGGGTTCGCCCTCCAGTACAATCAGTCGTCGTTCAAGGTTGGCGAGAAGTCTCCGATGACTGTTGCCGCTGAGAATGTCGAGCTGATGGGCCGTGACCTCGGGATTCTGGCGTCCACCGTAACGGTGACGTGGCCCGAGGGTATCTACACCTACGAGGTGTAGGAATGGCTGAACTGACTGAGTGGCAGAAGCGTCGGGGTGTGAAAGCCTCGACGCCGAAGCCGAAGAAGAAGAAGACGGTCAAGAAGGCAAAGGCGGAGTAGGTGGGTGAAGTGGCTAGCAGACACGGGCGTCGAGTTCATCATCGGAGTGATCTTCGGTGTGTTGGCGCTCGTGTCGTGGCTGCTTCGTCCAAGGAAGTGACCTGATGGCCCAGACGTTACGCTACGGGACGGAACTCATCGCAGCGCTACCCGATAACGTCACCGGCATCATCTCCGCCGAGACGATGCGGGACTGGCTCGTGTCCACGATTGAAGGCAAAGGGCTCCTCGAGGCGACCGACAACGTGACGATCCCGATCGTCGCCGATACTTGGGTCGCTGTCAATCCGCTGCTCATCAACGCAGTCCACACTGAGACATATTGGGCCGTGGACGGCAACAACTTTATGTTCCCGAACCACTCGGCGGCGTTGTCTACGACGGTTCCTGCCGGATACACGAAGTTCGGCCAGCTCATGTCGATCCTGGAATTGACGAAAGGCGGCGGCGGTGCCGACGAATATGAGGTCCAGTTCACGTTGAACGGCGTCGGCATCGGCGAGCCTGAATCTGTCGAGTTCGCTGAGGCCGGGACGGACACGACGACATTGCTGCATCCGCTGCTCATCGACGTATCCATACCGACCGACTTGTACGGTGTGCAGATTATGGGTGTCGGCACAGGCGACGACCTGACGTTGGGGTATTTTACGCAGCAGGTCGCTGATTCGATTCTCCTGGAGGCACCATGACTCTCTCACCGGGCTATCCGGTAGCGCCACCCGACCCTCTCGGCACCGTGCCGAGATATGTAACGATTGAATCGATCAAAAAACAGCTCGGGATCACGGATTCCGTCTGGGACGAAGAATGCACGGTAGCTCTAGTGACTGTTGAGCACCTGATCGACCAGTATGTCGGCGGCACGTTCCCTGACGGTGCGATCCCGGAGGCCGTCCGACAGGCCGCCTATGCCGGCGGTATCGAAGTATTCAAACTCGCCGGACTGTCCTCGACTGGCGGCTCGGACGACAACGGGTTCCTCGGTATCGTGGACCCGGCGTCTGCTGCTCGGGCTGCGTTCAACGTCATCCGACCGACATTGTACGGATTGAGAATTAGCTGGGGATTGAGCTAATGGCTGATCTGTTCGTCAAGTTCCCAGGACTCGCAGGAAACTACATCAGCAGCGCCGATGTCAACCTTCTCGACGCTGACACTGCCCATCTCTTCCAGTCACAGGGACGGTGGCTTGCATCCCAACGTGGGAGCATTGTTTACGGTTCCGACACTCCTGGAGTGTGGGGTAGTAATAGCATCCAGGTTATCTCCGACGGCACAGCCGGGCAGAATCGACTTGACGCTGCTAACGCTTTCACGGTGCCTGCCGGTGCCTCGTGCTACACATCGTTTTACTGCCAAAGGCGCACTACATCCGATCCGACCGTGAATGTCTATTATGCGAATGCTGACATAAGCACTCGAACTTTCGAGTTGCCAATAGAACCAGGGTGGCTGACGGTTGTGCATACCTTCTCTGCCGATGTGACGGTATCGATGGTTGTCTTTCCCGATGTTCCTGCCGCTGTTGAGGAATGGTGGCTAGGCGGTGTATCTGTTCAGATTGTTGACCCTGCCGGTTCCATCGTTCCGTCGCTGCGTATCGTCGGAGACTTCGAGGCCGAATTCGACACTGATCAGACCAACATCGCAGCTCATCGTGTTGACGTCTGGATAGATCAGATGCGATTTCAATGGGACCAAAGCAACGCCCTATACACATATTGGGAGACGGATGCCGGGCAAGGGAATGTGCGATACGCCCCGTTCCCATCAGAGTCGGTGCGGCGAACGGTCAAGGCAACGAGGGTGAAATCGTCGGGCCTGGCTACGACATATATCGACGGTGTGGAGGTTGCTTCCAATGTCGTCGATGCTGGCGGTGCGCTAACTCCATTGGGACTTGGTATCAGGATGGGGGGCGACTCCGACGGTCGTTTGATTGAGGCCGACGTTTACAGCCTGGTGCTTCGTGACGGCATCGACGGCCCGGTCGTGGCCCGCTTCGACGCTCAGGATGTTCCGTGAGCACACCAGGTCTGATTCCTGACGGCACCAACTGGGTAGATGCTTACGGTCGTCCGTGGGTTTCTCACGGCGACGACATGCTCCTCTGGGCGCACCCGGAGATCGTCCTGCTGGGTGACAACCCACAGAAGCAGGTTCAGGGTTCCGTCTACAGCGAGAGTGGAGCAACGGCCTCAGACGTACTAGGTGTCGATCTGACGGGTTCTATCGTCATCGACGCATCCGGCGTCGATATGGCTGTCCCTGGTCAGTACAGCGTCTCCTACACGGTCACCGATTCTGAAGGCTATGAGACGGTCGAGGACCGTGAACTGCTCGTCCTCGATGTTGACAGGCCCGACGTCCGGGACATCATGTACGACCTGATCTATGCCGGGTTGCCGGATGGGATGCAGGTCTACAGGACTCCCGTCGAACAGCTCAAGTCGCCGGCTGTTGTCATCGGGACGATGTCGTGGACACCAGGCAGGATGGCGAACCTCCGAGACGTGGACTGGGACATCGACATCTCACTCCTCATCCAGCGGGGTATGCCGTCCTATTCGACGTTCACGCTGGAGACGATCTCGAAGAAGGTTGCCGAGTTGTTGGTCGCCGAGAACTTCCGGGTTGTCGGGTTCACTGATGAAGGAATGTCGGAAGTCGGTGGGATCTCATACCTCTCCGGCTCACTCAATGTTGTCTATAAAGAGAGGAATTCCTGATGGCGTTTGCTGCTGGGTATCTTGCAAGTCTGACCATAAACGGCGTCAGTTACGAATCGTTCACTTCGTCTGCGACGCTGTCTACTACACGGTCAGCGATTGATAAGACGAAGCTTGGCCAAGACCGAAACACGTACCTGTCCGGTCTGGGAGACGGCACCCTCGACGTCCAGATGCATCTGGACACGACGGTCGCCGCAGCCCTCGAGGCCGCCTACCAGTCCACCACTGCGATCGCATGGGTGTTCCGTGCCGGTGCGTTGGGTGTAGCTGACATGGGCCAGCACGCCGGGAACGGCATCATCACCACCAGGGATATCTCGGGTGATGCCGATGGTGAATGGGACTGTTCGTTGTCTATCCAATCCACGGGCGAGATCGCCTATACGGCCCCGGTCTGAGAGGTAACACATGAGCGATATCCAAGGATTCTTGGTCCAACTCACACTGGACACGACGGAGATCACGGCCCTGTGCAACGACGTTTCGTTGACACGGGACAAGAACGTGATGGTCAAAGCGACAATGGACGGCACCGGCGTGCCACACCAGCTCGTCGGGTCAAAGACCGGTACCTTGTCGATGACCGGCCAGGTCGATACGGCGGGCCAGGAAGGCTTAGAGGAGACGTGGCTGAAGGACGTGAAGGTGGCGTTTGTCCTCGTGGTCGGTGACGGCGGGACGGTCGACGCCGGGACCTACAACGGGTCTGTTACGTTGTCGTCGTTCAACATTGATGCTGCTGCTTCCGATGCTTGGAACTTCAGTCTCGATGGCGCTACCGATTCGGTGTCTTACGCACCACCCGTCTGATGGCTGTCACCCAGAAACGGGGCGGCCTCGAGGTCGACGGGTTGGCTGAGGCTATCAACGCTCTCGGCAAGCTCGACAAGCAGTACAAGAAGGAAGCCGTCAACGTGTTCCGTGACTCTGCGAAAGACATTCAGGCCAGGTCGCAGGCTCTCATCGGAAGGGTGGGCAGGTATCCGAACAGGAAGGGCATGATCGGAAGGTCAGCCACATCCACTGGGGCGGGTGTCAAACTCAGGGCGTCGAAGTTTGAATATGCATATGGGGCAGAATACGGCGAGGTCGTGTCGAACATTCCCCAATATCCGTCTGGTACGAAGGATTACGGTCAGTCGGGGTTCAAGCGGCGCACGTTCGGCAGGTTCAAGCCTCCCACGTCGTCGGATATGTTCCAGAACCGGGGCGGCTACATGATCCAGCCGACCTTAAGGGCACGTCTGCCGAAGGTGTTGGAGAAGGCTTCTAACGATATGACGAAACTGATCGACGACCAGATGCGGCGATCCGGGGTGCCTCGTGGCTAAGAGTCGCAATGACATCCTGTTTCGCTTCCTGGGCGATACGAAGTCGCTAGATAAGGCCAGCGGTAAGGCAAAGTCCGGTTTCAAGGATGCTTCCCAATCTGGCGGCATGTTCCAGGGTGCGCTGGGTGGTATCACGAGGGCGGCTGGTGCCGTCGGGTTGGCTATCGGCGGCATGGAGGTCGTCCGATGGGCCGGTGACGCTGTCCAGATGGCTGTCGCCGCCGACGAGATCGATTCCAAGTTCCAGGCCGTGTTCGGCTCGGCCCACAACTTCACCGAGGCGCTGTCGGCATGGGCCGACATGGCAGGGATCACCGATACGGCCTCGAGGGACTTGGCAGCAACATTCGGGAACCTTGCCCAGTCGGTCGGGATCACCGCCGCCGACACCGAGAACCTAACGCTAGATGTTGCGACCCTTGCCGGCGATATGGCTTCGTTCAACGACGCCGACCCGGCAGCAGTGTTCGACACGTTGAACACTGCGATCCTGACCGCCGAACGTGACGGCTTGAAGAAGTTCGGTATCAGCGTCTCGCAGGCCGAGGTGAAGACGGAAGCGATGAGTATCGCAGTCGCCGATGGCCGGGTCGAGGTGACGAAAGCCGATGAAGCATGGGCGTCCTATTCGCTGATCGTCGAACGGGCCGGTAAGGCGAACGGCGACTTGGAACGTACCCAGGATTCGTTGGCGAATCAGCAGCGGCAGGTGTCGGCGACGATCAAAGAGTTCCAGGAGGAGATCGGCAAAGAGCTGATGCCTGTCTATGCCGACTTCCTTCTGTCGCTGAAGAAGTCGCTCCCGGCGTTGAAGCTCGTCACGAAGGGTGTGAAAGAGACGCTCGGGCCGCTGTCCATGATGGGCGACCTTGTCTCTGCATTGTCAGATCCGATGGCGGCGTTGGGTGACGCTACGACGATCACCGCCGACGATCTGAAGAAATATGCGGATACGGCAACGCTGATCGTCAACCCTGCCGCATGGGCGTTGGCTAGAGGTCTGGACAAGATCACCGAAGCGGTTTACGGGACGAAACCGGCGCTCGTTGACGGCGAATTGTACATGGACGAATATCGGAAGGGCATCGAGGCCACGACGCAGGCGCAGCGTGACGCCCGTGGACCGTCCCTCGATTACAAAGGTTTCGTTCGACAGATTGAAGATGCACAGGATAATGCGTATGAGGCGAACTTCAACTATGCCGACGGTATTGATGCTGTCGCTGCGAAGGCAGCACTTGCAGCCGGAAAGCTCCAGGAACTTGCCGACAAGATCGGTGCGGCGAAGGCTGCGATGGCGTTGGCGTTGCCGATGTATTCCGAGTTCGCTACCGGGCTGGCGGCTGTTCAGGCGGGCGGCAGCCTTGCCGGTGCTGCCGTAACCAATCCTGTTGCTGCCGCACAGAATCAGAACGATCTTCAGGACTTGGGTGGGCAGACGGGTGGCTGATGGCTCTCTCTGACCTCATCGAGTTCCGCATCGAGTTCGGGTTAGGTTCGTTCGCCGGGACCGGCGTCTACGGCACCTCCGAATATGGTGTCGGAACCTATGGCGGGTCTGGTGGCGGCGGCATCCAGTGGACGGATATGACGCAACTGGTCCAAGGGTTCACGACGAAGACGGGCAAGAACCTCACCCAGCCGGTGTTGAAACGGTTCAGGACCGGGACGGCGATCTTCACGATGGACAACACGAACGGCGTGTTCGTCCCAGGCTCCCCGACCATCCCAGGGTTCCTACAACTCCGGCCCGGACGGTATGTCCGCATCCTGGCGATACCTGCCGACAGCCAAGCCACATCGACGCCGATCCCAGACGGTCAGACGTGGACAGGGACGACCGGCAGGACGTGGGAGGCTCACGGCGACGGCCTGACGTTGGAGAAACCCGCCGGCATCTGGGAGCCGATCTGGATGGGTAGAATCGACACAATCGACAACCAGCACGACGGCGCAGACCTCACCGCCATCGTCCGCTGTACCGACGCTTTCGCAGAGCTCGCTGTCAACGACCAGGTAGCTGAAGTTGAGCAGGGCGCAGGCGAAACAGCCTCGCAACGTATCACACGCATCCTCGACCATGCAGGATGGCCCGAGGACCGTCGAGACATCGCTCCGGGCGGCTACACAATGCAAGCCACCACGCTCGCACAGGACGCCCTCAGCTTGGCACAGATCACGACTGACAGCGCCGGGGGTTCCTTCTGGTCGAAGCCTGACGGCGATTTGGCGTGGCGAGGACAGGACTGGATGCACACCGACGTCGACTGGGTGTTCGGCGGCATCACCGGCCTACCCGTCAGTAGCGTGACACCGGAATGGTCGGTGTTCAACGTCGTCAACGAGGCACTGTTCGCCGCTGCCGGCTCTACGGTGCAACGCATCGTAGACGGTGCCTCACAGACCCTGTACGGCAGGCGCACACATCGACGCTTGGATCTGGTCAACGACACAGACGCCGACGTGGCGTCGCTCGCTGCACTAGTGGTCAACTCGTTGAAAGACGACCGCATGTACCTCGAGGAAGCCTCTGTGCTCGTCCAGGATGATGCGACAGCCGAGTTCGTCACCGGCATCTCCATCGGCGACCTGCTACAGATCACGGTCGAGACGGTGTGGGGATGGGCCAACACGTATCAGGCTTGGTGCATCTCCATCTCCGACGACGTCACACCGCAAGGCTGGATAATGACACTCGGGTTGCAGGACGCACAACAACTCAACCAGTACGGTCCATTCTCACGCTCTGAATTCAACGAAGCTTTCCATCTAGGAGGACCGGCTGATGCCTGAATTGCCATCGAGAATTGACGGCGAGATCATCGAAGCGGAACACATGAACGCCGCCACCATCCGCAGCGTGCAACGCTACACGTCGGCTGCCCAGCGGGACTCGCTGAACCCTGTACCCGAAGAGGGTCAACCGGCGTGGCTATCCGACGTCGACGAGTTGACCATATGGACCGGCACGGCGTGGATCGTTGCAGGTATCGGTGTGTTCCTACCTACCGCTGGCGGGACGATGACCGGCATCCTTGTCATAGAGTCGCAGGGCGTCACATATCCGGGCGCTACCGTCGGCGGCGGCACAGCGAACGAGATAGGGTTCCGTTGGGAATCACCCGACGTGATCGTCGTCGTCGACAACAACATCTATTACGCAATAGCCAACGCCGACGATTTCGTGCACCTGGTGGGCGACACGATGACCGGCATTCTTGTCATGGACTCGCAGGGCATCACCTACACGGGTGCCGGAGGCTCCAATACGATCGCTTTCAAGTGGGGCAATGGCAGGGTCACGGCCAGGATCGACAACGCAGAAGACGCAACGCTTGCATTGCTTGCAGATACTGAAGGCCACGTTGAACGGTCCGGGGACACGATGACCGGCGACCTGAGTCTGCCGACGCATACGATCTTGTCGAAGGACGCCCAGTTCGGTTCCGGCCAGGAGATCCAGATGCTCGAGGACGGCTCTGCTGTGATCGGGAACGGCCTGAGAGCGTCAGCGATGCTTGTCCGTGACGCCAACGCCGCCGACCTCAATTTTCATCGTGAATCTGTTGGCATTCAGTGGCGGTTCAGGATCGGCTCTGGCGGCGAAATGCTTCTCGAATCGTATGACGGCAGTTCGTGGCAGACCGAAGACACATGGACGAGGACCTGATGACGCAACACACGGCGATGTTGTGGCTCCCGGATGCGTTGGAGGCTGCGGGTGTGGAGGTCCGTGTGCTGTCCGGTTGGGACTCGGCGCAAGGCAACTATCTCTGGACGGACATCGACTCGGGCCACCAGTCCTACGAGGAGGAGCCGACGTGCTACATGATCCACCACACCGCAACGACAGGAGCGAGCCCGTCGGTGAAGGACAGCTCCGGGACGTGGTCGAAGGCGAACTGTTGGGCGGGCCTGTGGAGAGACGGGCGACTCTATCAACACGGCGGCGGGGTGCCGACGATTGTGTTCACCTCTGCTGGACCGGCGAGGGTTTCGTCTGGATACGGCCACGGACCCACGTTGCATCAGGTGGCCGATGATGTCCGGGTTCCATACCGGCAGACAGCAGCAGATACCGACATGGCTGCGAACAGGTATGCGTGGAACGTCGAAACTATTGCGGCAGGCGACGGCTCTCCCATTGATCCTGGCGTCAGCGATGCCCTGGTCGTCATGGGTGCTCTCCTCGCTGATCGGTTCGGCTGGTCGCCGTGGCGCACCATCGGACACCTCACATGGAGCAGACGTAAGATCGACCCGTATTGGGACGGCAGGGCCGACATCATCGTCGCCATCCAAGATGCCGTAGCCGCAGAGATGCAAGGAGACCATGCTGTGACGTATGAAGAGTTCGTTGAAGGGATCGTGACCGGCTGGGCCGAAGACTCAACCAAGACACGCACCGAGTTCGACCGGCTGAAAGCGTTAGGGATTCTGGGCGGGTCCATCGACTACTGGATCGGCCTGCTCGATGCGCCGGCTAACCCGGAGTGGCTGGGCTTCTATGCCCGGACGTCGCTGGCGTCATGGGGCCGCTAACCTGACAGCATCATGGTCCCCCCGACCTGATGCCCGAACGGCCCGCCGCTCCCTCCAGGTTACGGCGGGTCGTTCTAGTTCCGGGACAGCGTGCTAGCATCTGTGTCCACATCAACCTGGAGGTACATGATGGACGGACCAGAAGAGGTCTACACGTTCAGCACTGGCTCATATTCCGACTATGCAATATCGGCAGTCTTCATTACGAGAAGCGCCGCACAAGCAGCCTGTGACAGATACAACAACATCGTGGGCCAAGTCTATGCAATCGTCGAAGCGCTCCCCGTTTACGACGAACACTGTCCCGTTGAAGTGCTTCACTCGATGTCGGCGACGATCTTCCCATACGTTGTAGACGGGATCGACGAGTTCCATACCACATATCCAAGGATGCCGTGGGACGTGTGGGAACGCCCATCACGGCCTGTGGTATACAACCAGGTCCGGGCTGACGGGACACACTTCCTGAGAGTGGAAGGCATAGACCGACAGGCCGTCACCCAGGCCTACTCAGACAACAAGGCCATGATCCTCGACGAGTTCCCGCAACGATGACTACAGAGCTCTTCATTTGGGTTCTCTCGACGAACGTGATCACGCTGCTACTCAGCAGCATCTTCTACGCCACCCGGCTCGACGACCTGCGCCGTGACCATGTAGAGCAGATCCAGCAGATCAATGCAGACTATCTGATGCAACGCCAGGTGTATGGCCAGGTCAGCATGGAGCAGCTACTAGGCAACGAGAGCTTCGATGAGACTCTTTAGGCGTACCAACACCACCCAGGCCGAAGCAAGCCATCCTACGGCCACCAGGGACGCCCTAGACGAGCAGGACTACAACGTGCTCCTGTCACTCTGTGAGGAAGCGATGCTCGACGAGCCGTACACGAACCGGGCGATCTTTCTGGCCCGTCTCATCGACCGGCTCGAGGAACGGCTGTTGGCACTATGAATAGCCATGTCGCCTACGCCGGCCGCATCTCCGACCATCTCTATCAGGACTGTCCGGCGTTACAACGGTGGAAGGAGTCGCCGTACGGTGACAAGCAGTTCGGTATGCCGGACCTCGGGGCGAGGCTGCAAGGTCTGGTTGACCCGGAGGGCACCGACATCTGCACCATCTGTTTCAACGTGTGGAGGGAGGCTCATCATGGCGAAGCCAGGTGATCTACGCCAGTTCAACGGCCAACACAACCGGGACAAGATGGACTGTCCTAAAGGGCATCCACTATTCGGAGACAACCTCCTGACCGCAGACCTCGCTCGTGGCCGTAGGGGCTGCAAGATCTGTTCGTATGAGGCCAGCGAGGCTCGCAGAAAGGCAGCTCGTGATGCTTGACAAGTTCGTCGCTGCGTCTCATGCGAAGAAGGGCGGCACCTGTGACGAGTGCGGGATCGCTATCGGCGTGTTCAACCGCATCTACAAATACTCGGTTGTGGGCCAGTCGGGAACCACCAGGGCGGGTAACGGGCCGGGCGTGTGGGTGTGCCAGTGGTGCCACGACCGCTACAAGGCTGAGGAACGGTTGGATGAGGTGCTCGAGGTGGATCTGTGGGAGTGCGCCGCTTGTCTCAAGATGTCCAATCCGGTGGTGATGGTCGAGAACCGGGTGCTGTGCATCGAGTGTTATCAGAATCATTCTCTCACGATGCGGAGGTTGTCATAGTGTCGGCACCCATGCACAGGGAAGCAGGCCGCTGTAGGGCAACGTCAGCGAAGGGAGGTGAATGTGTGAAGATATCTCACGATCCAGAACGCTGCGAATGCGACGATTGCAAGCTCACGATGTGGGCCTACGCAGCAACGGCAGCAATGCTGTCGAACAACGGAAACGAGCTCGGACGTAATCTGAAGAAGATCAACGAGTTCCTAGCAGACAAGATCGGGCAATCACTCGAATAGAAAGGCCAACATGACTATCAGAACAGAAGAGGCCGCTGAGTACATCGCTACTCACGGCAACGCCTCATCATGGGACATTGCCGACTACCTCGTGGGTGAGTTCCCCGAATCGGAGTATCCAAGCAGTGATGGAGTCCGCTCAGGTATTGAAAACCAACTTGAGTGGGTGTCCAAAACGCTACGGACTGAATATGGAATCGAACAGAAGGCCAATACGCTAAAGGCCAAACGTCTTACAGCTATTCGCTTTCCAGCGTCTACTCGGGTAGACGCTGTGGCCTATAAGGTCCACCAGACGGTGCGTGACGAGGCTGAGCTGAAGAAGTGGATGCGATCTGCTGAACGGGAAGGCGTAGCTCTATCGACTCGCATGGTGGGTCGGTACAGGGCCGACGAAAAGCGAGCCCAGGAAGGTCCACGACAGGTAGATCCACCCGGGGTGATCTTCGAGCGTCGTATTCGGGCCGCAGCGATCAGCCTCTATCTCGGATCGTATGTGATCCAGCGTGAGGATTGGTGGAACGCACACGGCATGACGGACGAGAAGCGTGAGGATATGGCATTGGTGCTCCGCACCCTCGCAGATAGGATCGCTGATGATCGTTGATCCGATCCTGTTCGAGCGCCGGGGCCTCTGGCTCCTCACGTCCACAGAGGAACGTGAGGAGCTCGACATTGACGAGCAAGTTGCTATCGCACTATCTCGCTTGACCGGAGCGCATTACGAGTCACTACCAGAGGATCAACAGTATTTGGTGCGTACCAAGTTCAGGGTCCATGATGTGATCTGCCCATACGGTGGCTGTGACGAATCGAAGCGCATGTATGTTGCAATAGACGACGACTTCGTATGGTACTGCCGGACACATGCTGCTCTGACTGGTGTCACTGACTGCATCGTCTCTACCTGAATAGAGTGAGGCCCCGGCATTGCGACCGGGGCCTTACTCTATGACCTTGCGCTTCCGTGGAAGACTCGCTAGGTTGCTAGGTACGAAACAAGCATTGCGGATGATACACGGGCTGCCGGAAACCGCAAGATCAGACACCTAAGACACCATTACGGTCAAGGGCAGCACCCTCCACCCAAGCGCCGTAGCAGAAGGTACGCAGCACCCTGAGTGGAACCCTGTAGCTCACAGCCGGTGGATATGGCAGTGAACAGCACCCTCAGACAAGCATGTGTGACTGTGAGCACCAGAAAGTCACCCCTGCCCGACCGGCACCATGCACCCTGTGCCCAGTAGGGACACCCAGTACACCGATCCTGGCTCCGTCGAAGGAAACCCAAGTTTGGCAAAATCAGGTGTCTCAGCAATGGGACACCTGTGCCCAAAGCCTCCACCATCGAAGGGGGAGGGGACGTAGCCTCGAGGGTTGAAGGCTTGACCATGCACAACGACCAGCCTTAGAGTGTGTGTCACATGGCTAGATCATCCATAGACACAAGACAGTGGCGCAAGCTCCGGCTTCGCATCCTCGCAAGAGACGACTACATCTGCCGGTACTGCGGGGGTGTGGCCGACACCGTCGACCACATCACACCTCGTACTGCTGGTGGTACAGATGAGCCTATGAATCTCGCCGCCGCCTGCCGCCGGTGCAACTCGATTAAAGGTGGGGGGGTGGACCGGGCCGCCGGGGGGGGGAGGGTACCCCGTACCCGTACCCGTACCGGCACAGCATCCGGTACCCGTACCGGCATGGGAGGGGAGCGTTTCTCATCAACGCCTGTTGGC